AATTTATCTAATAATCCCATAGTTGTATTTTGTTATAAATATTAAAGTTATTGAACTCTATAAGTGCTTACATTCATTGCTGTACCTACTTTAGTTCCATCTAAGTATACGTGTCCTCCTGATTTAACCGCAATAATTAATTCTTTAAGTAAAGCTGTTGTTTCTTGATTATTACCACCTAAATTAGTACCACCAGCTATTACTAATTCATCTTTTGGATGAGTACGAATTGTAAAATCATTAGCACTTATTTCTTTATCTTTAGGTTGAACTTGATCTAATTTTTTCTGGGCTATATTGGCATTTTCTTTGGCAACAGCATTTTTTACGTCTGCTCTCATAAAACCAATAATAGCACCTGCGACTGCTCCTGGAAGAGCTCCTATTCCTAAAAATCCAGCACCTGCTGCTGCTCCAATACCTGCTCCTGCTGCTGCTGATTTTAGTTTATCTCCTATCCCCATAGTTTCTTGTCCTTTTTTAGCAGCTGCTATATCAGCATCAGTAACTTTAGATTTTTTTCCAGCTTTCTCGTCTGCTTCTTTTTGTGCTTTTAATTCTTCTTCAGCTTTTTTAGATTGACTTTTTGTTTTATATGGAGCTAATAAAGCACTATCTGCTAACCCTTTTAAAGCATCAGCTATTGTTTGAATAGTTCCACCAGAAACTAAGTCTGTAAATATTTCTTTAGCTCTTTGAACTTGAATATTAAATTGTTCTTCAGCATTTAGTTGTTGAGTAGCTAATTTTAATGCCTCACCTTTTAATTTACCAGTAGCTAAAGCATTTGCTTCTTCAACCATTCCTAGTTCTTTGAATCTTTTAATTTGTTCTCCAGTTTCTGTTCCTTGATATTTTTGTTGTAATAAAGAATCTGAAAGTTGGTCAACTGTTAACCCAACAGCTTCAGCTAATGCTTTTTGTTGAATAACATTCATTTTTTCAAATTCAGCTATTCCTCCAACATTTTTTAAAGCTTCAGAAGCTGCGCCAACAAAATCTCCTTTTAAAGCTAATGCTCTAGCACTTTCAAGATTTAGATCTTTATTAGTAAGTAATTCTGCTTCCATTTCTTTTGAAATAGAAGATTCAAAATCTAACATAGATTCAGAAATACCTTTTGCTTGGTCTAAACTAATACCTAATTTATTAGCTTGAAGAACAGCGTTAATTAATTCTTTAGTACTTCCTTTAAAAGAAACTAACATTTGTCCGCTTACTTTTGAGGCCTGTTCTAAAACTTTTCTGCTATTAAATAGCATATGATTTTGATTAGCAAATTGAGCTACAGTTTCGTATGCAGTATCAAGGTTTTCTTTACTTGATTTTCCACTATTAACAAAAAATTTATTTAAATTAGCAGCATTTGATGCTTGTAATCCTACTTCTTTAGTTAATTGAATTTGTACATCTAATTGATCTTCTGAAGAAAGGTTTGATAAAGATGATAACTCTGATAATTCTTCTTCAGCTTGTACCATTGCTGAGGTAAGTTTATATTGAGTTTCTAAAGTGTTTTTAGATTCTTTATACGAATCCCTTATTTTAGTTCCACTTTTTTCTGATAATTGAAGATTTTTTCCAATAGCTACAGATTCTTTATTAGCATCAAACATAGCATCTTTAAAAAATCCTATAGCTTCAACAGCTAATTGAATAAGAGCTAACGGACCTAAAGCACTTTTAACGATAGGTCCTAAAGATTTAAAGCCTGATTTTAAACCTGCAAGGGAAGCACTTTCAGTTTTAGCTGTAGCCCCAGCAGCTCTTAGTCTTGCGGCTGCTGCTGATCCTGTTAATCCTCCAGCTTCTTTTTCAAGACCTAATTCTTTAATTTTTTCTGCTGTTAAACCTCTTCCTGTTTGTAAAGCCTCGTCTAGAAATGCTTGATTTTTAGCATTATTAATTACAGTCTCACGTGCTGCCGCTGCTGCCGCTTCAAAAGGACCTGAAAGTTTTCTTAACCCGGGTATATCTTTTACAACTTCAGATAAACCAGAAAATAATAACGTATTTTTATCAATAGTAGCAGAAGATTCAGCTAAAGTTTCATAAGCAGTAGCTAATTCTTTAGCGTTATCTCTAGCACTAGCTAAAGCTTCTGCTTGTTTTAACAGTATTTTACTTTCTGCACCTGTTGTTCTTAAAGATCTTGTATATAAATCATCAATTTGAATGTTAAGAAGTTTAACAGTAGATAATTGTTTATTTTGTTCTTTAATAGCATCAGAAGTAGCTTTAGAACTTTTTGCGGCTTCTGCTTGAATTTTTACAAAATTATTAGCCGAAGAATTAATAGCTGAAAATTCTGAACTAACATTTACAGTTAATTGTCCGAACTGTGCGAATTCTCTATTAAGATTTCGGGCAGCGTCTTGGATTTCATTTGTAGAATTTTTAATTTCTACAATCCTTTTTAAATCTTTATCTGATAGTCCTTCTAAAGCCATTGTTGTATGTTAATAAATATTAAAAGGCATCATTTTTTAGATGCCTTTGTAACATATGTAGGTACTTTAACTTGTTTATTTTTAGATGCTTCTTCTTTTACATTGCCTTGTACCCAACTATCTTCATTTGGGTTTTTAGTTTCTGAATTGTAAAAGTTTTTTAGTCTATGGAAAGTGTATTCACGTAACCAAATAGGCATATTATAAACAGTGCTATAATCATATCCACCTTTTCCATGAAAAACTATTTCGTGAATTTGATTAAATATAGATAATCTAAAATCAGAAATATTATTAAAGGTCAGGCCAAAAAAAGTTTAAATTAATTGGTATATTGATATCCTCCTCAACACCATTAATATTTACTTTATAAGTTAAATCAACATCAGGAGCATTATTTTTAATATAAGACCTTAAAGCTCTTGAATCAGTAGCTAATAAAAACTGATCTACAAATTCTTTAATAAATGTTTTATCTTCATTACCATCAATAGAAACTATTTGATATTTTAAGCGAGTTGTAACGTCAGTAGAAGATTCTTTATTAAATTTTTTAAGTCCCTCAATTTCTTGTTGAATTTTTTCTTCATCTTTTTCGGATAAAAGTTTAAATTCTACTACAATTCCTGATGTAGGAAGAGTAAATTTTAATGTTCCTTTTAAAGATACTAAAGATTCATCAAAGGGTTTATTTTCAACTGTACTTAAGTCTACATTATATTCTTTTTCATTGTATTTAAAGGAATAATCTTTACCGTAACCTAAAACACGAGCAGCAATAAAGATAGCATTTTTATCACCTACAATTAAATCTTTAATATCAATTTTTCCTAATGTTAATGATTCTAACAGTTTATCTAATACAATTCCTTTTGAAATAAAATTTTGGTTAGATAAAATGTCTTCTTCTTTTGCGGTCATGTATTTCATTTCTACTTTACCGCTTCGTAAAATGTGATCTTTTGGATAGACTAAACCTTTTGAAGGTAATTCTACAACTTCTGTGGGAAACTTAAATTCGTTCATAAACTTATTTTGTTATAAATATATAAAGAAAAAAGAAGCTCGCAAAAAATGCGAGCTCTTTCAACAATACTTGTAATTTTATTAAAAATTCAACACACAATAATCTGGTTGAACTGTCATTGTGAGATTAACAGCAGTATTTTCTGTATCCCAGCTGTAATCACCGAAGTTAGCATCTGTAATTAATGCACCTTTAATAATCCATTCTGAAACGATATCACCTACAGGTCCTAATACGTCGAATGTTAAGTCTTTCTTGTAGAAATCGCTATAACCATCACGTCCAGTTACTGATTCGTGGTGTAAACGTACCCATTCCATTACCGCCTGAGCTCCTGAAGGAGTAATAGGATCAAATAATGTAAACTGGATAGTACCCCAAGTGGTTTTACCTTTTACAAAGCGTTGAACGTTTATATGATTTAAAGGTACTGTACCTTGGGTTAACGTGACTGCACCAACACCTTTAATCTCATACGCTGGTATACCGTCAATATACATAATGAATCGGTTAGTCTGCTTTGGTTCAAAGGCTGTGAAAAATATTTCGTTTGGATCTAATACTGCCATTTTGTTTATTTATTTGTTTTGTTATAAATATTCTGTTTTTAAAAAATTACGCTGGGAAAGTTGCTCCTGTAGGTAAGATGTTGAAATCCAAGTAAATGAATTCAGCAGTCTTAGTAGGTTGTAAATAAATTTGACCTACTAATTGATTTCTATCAATTACATCTGGAGTGTTGTTGCTTGAATCCATGATTACTTTAAAAGCATACAAACCTTGACG